ATTCCTTTAGCTGTTGGCATTTCATTCTTGATAGAAGAATTTACCGGACTAGTTTTGCCATCTGATGGGCCTTCCCAAGTTGGGTCGCTCATTTTAGCATCTGACTTTGCAGCCGATTTAACAATTCCAGCTTTTGGTTCGGCACGATTTTTATCAAGCTCTTTTAACAAATTCTGGTTATACTTGTCGCCGCTTGCATCTTCAGCTTTGACTGGATTAGCTTCAGCTTCGCTGTAGTCTGTACCTAGCTTTGCTTCGTGGTTTGGTTCGCGGTCATCTTCCATTTGTTTTTCAATGGGCTCATCGCGACCAAATACTCTAATTAATCCATCTTTGATAAACATCAAAGAACGAAGCTCTGCTTCTAATGTTGGCATACTTACTGGTAAGCGTGTTACTACATCAACAATAACAATTTCATGTCCACCCAATTGTGGGAAATCCATTGGTTGTGCTTGTAGCATTAGCTTCTCTGGGCGGCCAACTTCTAAAGCATCATATTTTTTCATATGACGCTCTAATACTTCTAACTGTCTTTCACTTGGGGCAAACGCCATCTTGATGCGATAGCGATGTTCCTTTTGTAATTGATTAATATACTCTAATAATGTGGGCATAATCAAATCCTCTCATAAGACTATTTATTCTGACCCACACGGTTTAGGATGGCTTTAACAATATCATTGCGGTTTCCTACCAGTCCTTGATCACTTACATCAAGTACATTAGGATCTTCATTGCCCTTTTCTTTGTCCATACGTGCTTTACGCAACTGTAGTTCAACCATCTTGAGCTTTTTATCAATTTTAGCTGTTTTTGCATCAACTGCTGTTTTAAGCAACTGTGCCGCTACTTCAAAGATCTTACCTGCATTTCTATCGTCAACGTTAAATCCCAAATCCATCAAACGCTCGCTCTGTTCTTGAGCAGTATTAGCTAGTTTATCAAGCTCACGTTCAGCTGTTGCCATATCTGTTACAGTAGGCAACGCAATATCAACACGGTTAGCCATGTCAATTGTAGCGTGAGCAACATCTAGCTCATCCTGAATTTCTTCAGGTATTTGAGTTTCTTGTGTGTCTAGATTAGTGCTAACTTCCTCAATCGGTGGAAAGCCAAACACCTCTTCTAATTTTTTGGTCATACTGTACTTATGATTATTTACGGCGTTTCTTAGTCGGATTGGTGTTATTATAGATATCTTCTTCGGTTAATATACGAAATGTAGCACCCATCTGCTTGCACCAAATACGTGCGGCTGCCCATTTGCACATGTTAAGTGCTACAGCGGCTTTTTCTTGTTGACTACGGGCAAGTTCCATTACTGCTTGTGCTTTGGGCTTAATTTCAATAAGCTCTGCTTTGCGCCCATTAGCGTTTTGATATACTACAAAGAAGTCAGGGACATAAAAAGTATCTTTGCCTGTAAAAGGATTTCTATAAGGTATACGCACATTTTCACTTGCCCAGTTTACAACGCTAGGATGGTTGTCGCAGAATCGCATGAAAGTCAATTCCCAACCACTACGGTATTTTGGAGTACCTTTGCCTACATATTTTTCAGGGTGTAGTAAAGTATAAAAACCCTGAGCATAGTTCTTAGACATTAAAACTCCCTGGCAGCTAACTGTAATACTGGTTTAGGAATATTCTTGTAGTATCTAATCGTGTCAGGCAAGTTTAGATTTAATCTGTCAAGAATGTCCTGGCTAACATCTAAAGTTCCGTTTGCTGTCGATGTATCCATTAGCGATCTAAAATCTAAATTTAAGTCTTGACTAGCTTTCCAAAATGCCAATACTATATTTTCAGCTGGTGTTCTAGACAGTCCAAGAGATAGTACTCGTTGTACAGCTTTATCAAAATCTACTTGTGGTATTACTTTATATTCTGTCATTTAGATATCCGATTTGTCTCTTGAGTCGTAGCCAGGTGAGCCTTTGATGCCAGTAACTTTACCAGTTTTTTGATACTCGGCTACTTGTGATGGGGTTAACTTGCCCTGGTTGTATGCTGTACGTGCGGCACTTTGATCGTTAACGCTTTGTGCAGATCTAAGATTATTTTCAAGTGTTGTTTGCCTATTAACAATGGCATCACCTTTCTTGTCGTTGACGTTAGCATTTGCATTTGTATTTCCTACCCTAGCCGGTGGTGCATATGGTTCTCTATTATTGGCATTTAGCTTATCTACTATTACTCCGTTGTCAACTGTTCTAGTTTGACTCTTATATTGTGGAGCAGTTTGTAAAGCAATTAACCGAGCTCGCTGATCTGCACTAGCTTGTGATTGAGCTGTACCTGTTAGAGGAGGGTTTCTCTTAAGAGCTTCAATGTAAGCTTTTTTATATTCAGGGTTCAGACCGCCATCTTGGTTTATTTCTTTCTCTCGGCGAGAGATAAAATCTGCTGTAGCTGGACTAACTGGCGGTCTAGTTGGAGATGTTGTTTTGTCTGTGCCAGTATTGCCATTGTAAACAGGTGCAGATGTGTCAGGCCTTACTGTGCCATCTGTGTTATTGGTTATATTACCATTTGTAGTTTTCCTTCCGAGGAAAGGAACCCAACTTGGCCAAGATATTTCTTTCCTAGGCGCTGTGCCAGCCACACTCATAATTGCGGCAGCATCTGTTGTACCCATTGGGTCAGTGTACATTGGCTGGCCAGCAGGAGCTTCTTGTGCTTTGACTGCATCTCTCTTAGGAGGCTTTGTAATTGGTGTAAAGGTACTACTTTGAGTTTTCTTGCCGCTTTCTGGCTTAACTGGTGCCGGTGGTCTAGGTAACGGCTTAATATTTGCATTTACCGTTGGCGTTGTTCCAGAAAAGCCTGGTGCTTCTAAATCTTCATAACGTATTGTAAGTGACCACATAACTGGTTCGCTGGAAGCGTAATCTAGTGTATCGTGTTGAGCATCAACAATAAATGCATTTTTCAACTTGTATACTTTATCTCCTGCCCCTGGCGCACTTAAATTTTTCATCTTAATCTCAACTTCAAATGGTTTAAACTTTGCGGCTTTACTGCCATCAGTTGAATCAAATTGTTCTTGTACCCATGCCCAAATCATTTTATCACCAGCATCGTTAGTCTGGTCATACAAGGTCATTGTAATTGGTTCAAATGTAAGTTTAGTTTGCACCAATGTTTTGTGATTGTATACGTTAACTACTTGTGTATCAGCAGTCCAACGTGGAAGCTCGCACGTTTTGGCTAAGAACACAGGTGTTGTGTCAAACCCATACTCTCCCCCAGTGGTTGTGAACTTTACCTCATACGCAAACTTGAGATAAGGATGGCCATCGCCAAGTGGAGTGTCGTTGGGATGTACCTCAGTTCCATTGAGGATTTTTTTAGTTGCCGCGTTTTCAAATTTGAAAAAATTCATATCAATAATAAAGGGCGATTTCTCGCCCTTTATTTCTTTCTCCTAATAAGGGCAAGCATTTCTGCTTACTCTTACTTATCACTTTATTAAAGTGAGCTTTTATTAGCCACCAGTTGATAGATCGCCGCCACCTTGAGCGCCTTCTAATTGGCCTTCATGGTTAGCGTTATCGTACTTGATAGCAATAGTGATGTTTAACGGATCACTTGTTGAGTAGTTGTTTTCACCATAATTTACGTTCTGGATGTAGCAACCGCCTAATGTCCAAGTGTCAAGTGTTTCTTCACTTCCGTCTAAGTTTTCAATAAGCATTTCAAACTTATAACCGCCACCAGATCTTGCAGAATACTGGTTAGCGTGGTCTACTTGCTTTTGCAACTGTGAACCAATAGCACGAACTACTTCGTTTGTTACATCATCTTTAACAGTTAATGTGATTGGATCCCATGAGTGCTTACCTGCCAAGTTAATACGTGAGTTATAAACGTCTACTACAACGTCATCATGTGTTAAACTTGGGCGGCCAACACTTACCACCTGGCTTGTTAATTGCAATGTATCGCCGTCACCGAAACCAGTGAGTGTGACACGAAAGCGATAACTTAGCTTAGGCTGTACCAGAGGGCCACCAGCCCCGCCTGGTACGTTAAATTTACTTAAA